TAGCGTCGTTCAGCGCATTCAGGTAGCGATCTTGCGAGAACAGCGTGCGAGTGCCAAGCTCTTCTCCTCGCTCTTCCATTGCATACCAGGTTACGCCCAGCTCAAGTACATCGTCGGGGATCAGGATTTCTGTGTCCACGTCAGCAGTAGTGAACCTATCCTGCGGAACTATGAGTGTCAGCTGTAGCGTAATGGTTGCTGAGCACGGAGGATAGGTTATAACCGATAGTACATCGCTGCCAGTATGAGACAAAGTGAAGTACGATGGACTCTCGTACGTGTCTCCGGCATTTATAGTAATGTCGTGCTTAATGCGCGGCAATCCCATTTCTATGAGCCTGAACGGATTGTCGGCATCAGTGATATCGAATACCAGCGGCACCTCAGTCTCCAGCTCAGACTCTTCTATCCGAACCAGACGACTGCGCGCATTAGCCCACGGAATGACAGTTGAGGTATTAGGCGAGAGTACCGATACCGTATTCGTAGTCTGCAGCGTTCGCCATGGGGCAGAGTCTTCTATCTCTTTCTTGATAGTGTTGATGTAGCCTAGAAGCTGTTTATGGTAAGCCTCTACGATCTCAGAGGCCAGAGGATCAATAGCATCCTCCCCAAGGTTAATGAGGACGCGGGATAGTATATCTCGTACCGTGACTGCCATGCTATAACCTGGTAATAATTATTGCGAGGCCATTTGCGCCTCTTCCTCCAGTACCGCCCACGCCACCAGCCTGCGACGCAACCCCAGCTGAGCCTCCACCCCCTCCGCCACCTCCTGGGAAGCCTCCCGCACCGCCGGTTCCGGCCGTGCTGTTATCCATCGAAGCACCGCCTCCGCCTCCGCCACTTCCTACTATGCCCGCAATGCCGTCTTGTCCGTCAGTGCCAGGAGTGCCATTCGCGCCGGGCAGACCGCCAGGAGGTCCATTAGGATAAAAATTCCAGCCAGTGCCGCCATCTGTAGGAGACAACGGACCTCCGCTACCTCCACCGCAACCTCCCCCAGACGGCCCATAGTCGGAAATTCTGCTTGCCGGCGTACCGGCAGCAGTCAGCGCATCTCCGCCTACTGACCAGAATCCGGCGCCTCCTACGGCGCCTGCTCCTGATATAGTCCCTCCTCCGCCTCCTCGTGCTATAAGGAAGTCTCCGAATTGAGTGTCCCCGCCGGCTACGCCGTTAACTCCGCTTTGACTTCCAGTCGGCACACCAGGAGGAACGAATACGCCGCCAACACCGCCTGCGCCTATATCTACGGTCACAGTGCTAGGTAAATCGGAGGTCCGAAACGACATGATGGAATAGCCTCCACCGCCGCCTCCACGTCCTTTGTTATTAGTAACAGGCTTAGAGCCGCTTGTACCTCCGCCACCGCCTCCCCAAAGATGCACTTCAGTTCTGGCGGCAGCAGATACTCCTGAAGGCTTTACCCAAGTAGCAGGGGAGTTAATCAGGTTAAATGCCTGAATGTCAGCTCCGCCTGCTTGCGCTATATCAATATCTATGTCCGGTATCGCACCGCCCTGGCGAATGAGATGCAGTATAGTGCCGTCAAGGAAGGCGCCAGTAAGATCAATGCGTCCTATAGGGACTGATCTGCGGTCAAAGACTGTCATTGTTCAGTTTTGCGCAATGTTCACGTTACGTGGACACTCTGAAAAACTGAACAGGGGGATATTGCTATCCCCCTATCCAGAGTCAGCTATTACGTAGCCGTAGACGGAACCACAATCGGAAGGATGCTAGTGCCGCGAAGAGTCTTCACGCCAAAGATCAGATCCGCTGTGAAAAGATCCGCAAGGTACTCAAGCTTGTATTGCGACTGGGTTCGAACACCAAGTTGCTCAACAAGCACGATCGCATCGCGCTGGAACAGAAGCGCAAGCTTCTGGTCTGCGTTAGTGCCAGTATCCTCAACGAACGGCAGGTTGGTCGTGACGTAGATTTCAGTCCCGTACACGTTACCAACGAATCCGTTGCGAATGCTGTTCGCACTCCCAACCTCACCTACGAACGCCTGCTCCGTGTAGCGGCTGAAGCCAAGCATGTCCTGCTTGACCACAGTCGGAATCACGAGATAGCGGCCGGCCATAGGAGCGTCAACATCGTCCAGCTTTTTAAGAAGGGAGCGAATGCCAGCGTCGGTCAGGTCAGTCGCATTACCGGCGTTAGTGTTAGCGGTAGAATCCCACGCCGTAACGCCGTCGCCGATGAATGCGTTAGTGAACGTGGAATCGCTGTTGATATCGCCAGTGACAGCCTCTTCGTTGATGGTGTTGCCAGTACCGGACGGGCCAGTACCTCCGCGAGCGCACTCAAGGATCAGTTCATAATCCACGCGCTTTGCGATAGCATAGCCAGCATCATCGGTGTAGAAGCGGCGAAGGGACTCCAAAGCCTGCGTCTCAGCGAGGTCTTCGATGAAACGGGAGTATTCGCGATGCTTGTCAATGAGAACGGAAATGCCAGTGTCAGCTCCATGTTCCTGCAAGGAAACCTGAGCCTGCGCGGCTTTAGCGGACGTTACGCCGCGAGTAGGCGTCGGGATTTTAACCGTATCGCCCTTTTTGCCACGATGGTTCAGGAGCCTAACAAGGTTCGCCATTACAAGGTTGGCCTTGTAAGCAGCGACCACTTCGTCTGCAAAATTTTCTTAGCTTTTCGGCTAAGCTTGGACTATATCTTTTCGCACAGGAAACTTACTGCTGCGCGAATTTCGCGTGTAGTCTCTGGCCCTTATTGACGTACGGTCGCTGGACCTTATGTGTGACCTGCTCTAGCAGCATGCGCGTCCGCAATATCTTGCTCTGTCCACGGAGCATTTTTCGTAGTGCCCAGTCGGCGAGTACAGAGTTGTAACAAGATTTTAGCTCTTTCTAATTTACTACCCTTTAAGTAGGTAATTAGATGCGGAAGCGCTTCCACACATCGTTCTAATCCGCTTATAATAATTTCGTGCTTCGCTTTCCAAGTGCCTCTAGGCTTATGGTGCTGCACATGATGGCGGATATTCAGGCTTTTTAAGATTCTAACGGATTCTTCTATAAGATCGTGTTCGGTATTAGTAATGCTTATTCTAGGAGCATAGGTCTCTTTAGGACCGGGTCTCCGAATAGCAGTTACCATGCCGTCCCCGTTAATGAATCCACAAAGCCAACTAACGTCAATGCTTGGGTGCTGATTTTCCATTGTTCCATCATTCATATTTTCACCTTGTCAGTAATGAATGCTTTAGGACGTTCCAGCATATAGCGAAATTTTACTTTGGCCAGACTTTTTCAGTTCACCAAAGTTCAGGCACAAAATTCTGAACTTCTGACACTATGACATGGTTTGTGCCAAGAGGCATAGTGTAATTACCTTTGTTAAGAGAGAGGGATTGAGGGGATCGAGATTACTTGACACGCCCTTCGGCGTAGGCTCGCGTAATCTCAGCTTGGAACGCTGGGTCCGCGTACGTGTCAGGCTTCTCTATTCGCAGCTTCATCAGCGCTGCGCGGCTGTAAACTCTGCCGCCTGACGCTGACTTCTGCGATGAAGTGCCTTCCAATCCCGCATTTCGCGCCGCTTCAAGATTATCATCTTGCGCAGGCTTAGCGCGGGACTTGTACTCGGTCAGCAGGTCATCAATGGCCTGGGTGTCTCCCTGCGCAGCAAGCGCGGCGACGCGCTGACGGAGCTGGGATTCCTTAACCCAATCCACGAATTCCTGATTTTGGGGGTACTCCAGGTAGTCAGGGTGCTTGGCTAACAAGCGACCTTGAGCTAGAGATACTTCCAGTGACGCCAGGCGCTTGTTGAGGTCTTCCCGCACTTGATCGAGGCGCGGTCCAACTATCTTGTCAACAGTACCTGACGGATCTTGCAGCAATTCATCCGGGGATGCAGCCGCTGTCCTAATCTGGGCAGCTTGAGCAGGCGGGGTATAGTGCTGCAAATCATCTCCACGCTTGAGATTGATAAGACGATCTGAAATCTGGCGCTGCACTCCTAGGTCATTCGCAAGCCGTCCGCGGTCTGATTCCAGATCACGGTACATGCGATAGACTTCGTTCAGCGGCTTGCCTCGCAGTTTAACAGGAATATCGTCTTCCGAAATTCCTGCATCTGCCGTAGCAGCAGCCTGAGAGACAGTCTTCTGCGCAGGTTTGCCGGGGACATTGGAGATGCCAACGGCTGCGCGCAGATTCTTTTCCAGCGTATCCAGGTCGTCCGGCGGGCTTGCCGGCGTGCTTTGGTCAGTCATTTCAATCCTTCCGTCTCAATAAAGTGAGAGTATGGCAGGGGTAGAGGTTACAAGGGAGAGGGAGAGAATCAATCAGATCCGGCAGCAGGACCGTAGTCCCCGTGCGCGTCAAACGACTTTTCCTCTTTTGCCTTGCGGTCGCGGTGAATCTTGTCGAACTTGGCTATGGCTTCTGGTGAGGCGCTCTTCTGAGAGCCGGCATGAAGCCATGATACCTTGGGTGGCGACAATATCACCTTGTCTGCCTCAGTCTTGCACTTGGGGCACTGTATGCTGACTGTGTCAGCAGAAGCAAGTTCCTCAGTT